TTTCTTTACTGCCAAGGTCTTAGTGTCATACGAACCGATGGTAGTATCACCATATTGTTTTCTCACAATATACTTTAGTACCCACTTCTTGGTTCCCTTTTCTACAATGTTTTCCACCTGAGATTTAACCTTATTGGTATTGGTTTTAGGTTCATCAATACAAATTGCCCAACAATCCCTTTTGTTTAGTTTCTCGTATGAATCACTAATGAATTGACTCAGTTCTTTTTTACTTCTTTTGAATTCACTAGTCATATCACGGAACCCGTGAGTTGTACTGATGGTACCATTGTACCCCTCTTGGTGACCGTATTCTTCACTTGCATATTGACAAGCGGTGTCATACGCTTCACCCATATCTCTACCTGTTTGTGTGGTTCTAAATGAACAAGCTCCCATAATAATAAAATTTAGTGGTTATAAATGATTGTACAAATTTAATGATTATTTGGATACTACCAAATTTTTCTTTTTTAATTCAGGAATATTTTTGAAGATATGTTGTATTACGGGTATTGTCCAACCATTTCCGAGTGCATCATATCTATCTTTCTTTGTCACACCTAAGACATCAGTGTACCCAACTTTAACACCCTGAAGTAATTCACACTCCTCAATAGTTAATGGTCTATGTCTTCCGTCATACAACTCAACATCTCTTGTACCCGATGACTTGGTTAAACAATTTGATTTACCATCTTTCCTTGTGGTTCTTTTTCTTGTGTACTTGGTTTCGTCATCTTTCTTAACACCTCTCGCCCCTGAACCCGCAACTGCACCCTCAATAATATTGCCAAGCAAAATCCCCCTGTCCTTCGGAGGAGTCACATTCGGTATGTTTGTCCAATATAATCTATCACGGTTCTGTGCGGTCATCAAAGATGAATTGATTCGAATAGGTTCAACACCTAACTCCTTAGTTATAATCTTTTCCCACTTCTTGGTTTCACCTTTCATTACCACATTCTCCAATAGAAAGTATTTCGGTTTCATTTCTTTCACCACTCTTACAAACTCCCAGAACAAATATGATTCACCTTTGAATATATGTCCTTTCTTTTTTAGTTCGAGGTATTGTTTTAAAGATGTTACTTCTTTATTGTTCTTGGTAACCATTCCATTTCTTGAACCTGCGGATGAGAAGTTTTGACACGGTGAACCACCGACAACCATAAACACTTCCCCTTTAATAACTTTGCCAAGCAATTTCGGAGTCACGGTTCTAACATCTCCGAGTTGTGTCGTCTTCGGGAAATTGAATTGAGTAATGTTCATTGAACCCTTATTTATTTCGGATGCAAACCATTCATACTCGTTTGACTTTAAGAGTTTACTGATTGCAATCTGTCCACAGGACATTCCATCGAATAGTGAGATGATGTTTCTTTTCATTTTAGTTTGTTTTTTTGTAGTTAGTAATATTGTATTTAATTTCTTCGTTCATTGCAGATGTTAACTTCTCCTTGGCCTTTTTCATAAACTCTTTATTGCCAAGCAATTTCTCGACATCCTCTCCACAGAATTCCGTCTTCTCCACAATAACTCGTATGTCTTTGGTTGACTTGTCATCCCTATAGAAGGAACAACGAGCGTACACATATTCTCTTACCACTGATAGTTTGATGTCATCGATATTATCACGGGACCTGAGTTGCATCACTATCTTCTCTAGATGTGCAATCTTTTCGAATTCCGTTTTCATTTTGGTTATAACATCTCTGTACATACTTGTGAACTGATTCAATTCTTTTGATGACGATAATGAATCACCATATGTCAAGAATTGGTCGTATCCACTGATTTGAGATGAATTCCCAACGATGTCTGTAAACACCCCTTCCGTTAACTTATTTACTCTACCCATTTTATTTATTTAAATTGTTACTAATTATGTTCTATTATATTCCTTTTCGTATATTTCTTTTATTTCCTCTAAATCTTTCTCATCAACATATGTGAATTCATATTCCTCAAGGAACTTGTCCAATGATGCATCGTCATCTTCAATGAATGATTCTATACTTGATTGTATCTCCATCCAAAATTGTTCTCTGTCCAAATGATAGAGTCCCTCTAGGTATCCATAATCTTCCTCATCAATAGTACCATCAGGACGACAGGTGGTTTTACCTGCGAAGTCACATCCAGATTCTTCGTATTGTAATTCTACTTCAACATTATATCTTTTGGACAATGTAGAACCAAATCCAATTGGAGGTGACCAAGCAGTGGACATTTGCATTGTAATACAGGTAGTATCGCACTCAATGTTAGCTTCATTATAGGATACATCCCATTTGGTCCCCCACTCATCAATGTTTGTATTGTACCAAGCACCATTGTTGTATTCTTCCATACTCACATCAGGTGAAGTACCCACTAGAGTCATAAAGAGATTGGACTCATTCTTATTCTCAATACTATTGATAACCCGAGTCAGTAGTCGGATTTGTTTCTCATCACCTGTGATGGTAATGAAGTTGTTGCACCAATTTGGCATAGTATTATATTTTTATTGTTAGAACAAAGATATAAAGGGGATATCATTATTCCTAATAATATCCCCATTATTTTTTTACCAAGACGCTTCGTAGTAATAATCGGCATCACCCTCAGCCATTAATTCATCAATCATTGTAATCGTATTACATACACTTTGGTAGTAGTAACCATCATACTCAGTTCCACCAAAGAAACATCCAGACGCTGTCGGTAATAAATCTTCTAACTTATCAGTGTCATACACTTCGATATCTTCTTTCATATCACCCTGATTACTCCAACCAACAACAACTGATGTGGTCTTTTTTGGTGCCTTATCTAAAACCTTCTTTACCTTTTTGAGTGTCGCCAATAACTCTTTCATTTGTTCAGGACTAACATATGTTTCCTTACAATCATCAACACCATCAGCACAATTCTGTACAAACCAGTTGTGAAGTGCATTGAACTTTCTCCAATACCCAACTTGTTCGGTTATCTCGGTTATTCTATCCTTTTTAATACCATCAAACTTTTTACCACCTCTTTTAATAGTGATACTGAACTTTTCTTCTTTTGGAGTGTGGCTCCAATTCTTTACATAAGTTTTTTTGTAGAGATACATATCTAATCCCATAACTTAAAATTTTTAAATGATTAATAAATGATGATACAAAAATATAAATGTTATTTTATTCTGCCAAATTTTTTGTGACAAATAATTTATAATCCACCGTGGCGATTTCTTCGAACCTACTTCCATCCAATGGTGCTTCACTATCGTCCATAACCCAGAAAGGTAATTTTCTCGGATTGTACTTCAGTCGTGGTAATTCCATATCATCGAATTGTTCGAACCCACTATACCGAACCGTGATGTCCTCACAGAGAACCCAAGCACAAACAGTTTTATTTTCACCGTTGAATATTTTCATTGCGGTTTTCCTACCGTTCTTAAGTTGACAGTCCTTCATTATTAATTGAATACTTACAGGTGAATAATATGACACCTGTCCTGATGGATATTCGATTTTCCATTTCATATAGTTCTCTCCCTTTCCGAGATTAAAACGAACTTTGATTTTTTTTCCCATATAGATTTGTTTTTAAAGTGTAGGTAATACACCACTTTTACCATAAAATAAAACACCTCCATCATTCCCCTCATCATCACAAGAGAGAATACAACTTTCTCCATTGTCGAGGAAGAAACATATCGGTCGTTTATACCAACCCATCATCTTCATTTCCTCATCATTTAAATAACGGACTTCTCTAATTGTTCGTCCTTCTAAAACTTTTTTGGCTTCATCAGTCCATTTGGTTAATACTTCTTTGTTTGTCATATTTTTTTGATTTAGAATACAAATATATAACCTTTATACTTTTCCGCCAAACTTTTTTTGTTAAGATTTTGTTAAGGAATTTATGATGACTATCGTCATCTTTCACCTGTCGGATATTGTTTGGCAAGTATTACATTGCCAAGCAACATTCCTCATCTGAGCGCAACTGGCGAGCAAGTGTTAGCATAAAAAAAGCCTCACATTTCTGCGAGGCCTTTCCAATCAAAATCAAAAAAAAACTACTCAACACAAGTAAACAAAATTTCGTCATAATCTTTTGGCATTTCACTCTCAACACTTATCACATCCCTTGCCCAACTTCCAACGATAGGTTCCTCACCTCTATAATCACCACCACCGCGACCGTTCCCCTCACAAGTTAATAAAGGTAAAGGGTGTATTCTCCAACCATCATTGTTTGCAATTTTGGTTTTATCAACATAAAGTTTTTTGTCATGATTAACAATGTAACGATATGTATCATCCAATACAATTCCTTTCGGATTGAATTTATTTTTGTCAGTTGCTTTGTCATACAGATTTATTTTTGTTCCTTCTTCCTCATCTGCATAATCACCCGCCCAAACGATTGGTGTTTTATGGTACTTCCCACCAGGTATTAACTGACTTTCAACCGCTCCAACAAATTCATTTAACATCCAGCTGTGCTCCATCAGTTTGAGTCCGCTGTCGTAGTCGTGTGATAAAACCCACTTTTTAACTTCTTTTTTGTCCTTGTCTAAAAAACAAGGTTTGTAATACTGTCCCATGATTGATAAAATTTAGTTTGATTTAAAAATATAATGATACAAAGTTAATACAATTATTCGATAACAAAACTATTTTTTGTTAATTTTTTCCTAACATTTTTATACTTCAACCCTACAATAACATTTTTCTTGTCATAGTACCTCATATCGTAAGCGTCGCCGTCAATTACTTTGTAACCCCAAAAATTTGTAGGTACTTTTTTAAACACAACCGCAACCCTCATTTTATTATTTAATGCACTTATACAATCCTGAAAATTCCTACCACTAAATGAATAGGTTAAGTCGTAGTTCTTGTACTTCTTAAGTAGTTCGATTCTGTCATACACTTTAGTGTAATCGTAGAATTTAGTTTTTGGAAGTAGTTGTAAAATATTTTTGCCATCCAAAATAAACGATTCCGGAGAGATGTCAGATGTATTATTCAGACGAACACTAAATTTGTAACCGAGTTTATCGGCTTTAACTTTTGCAGATTTAATTTCGTCAATTAACCAATTCATAAAAAACTCATGATGTTCAAAAAACAATTTAGTTTTTTTGATTCGTGATTGATTAATCATGTCGCCTTTCATGTTCATTCGATTCATCCCCGAGTGATTTAAACAAAGTGATGTACATTCCTTTGAACGTTTTGGGCAAACTTCATAACCACTCATTTTTGCGGGTGCGAGATATAAACTATATGTCAACTCATTGTACTTGATTGACTTTTGATGTTTAGTCGTCGCAGATACTGAACCCAAAAAAGATAGTCCAGTTAATTTTTTGGCTTGTGCCTTGTTAATGTAGTTCATTGTATTTGATTTAGAGTACAAAGATAATACATTTATACGATTATACAAATTTTTTTTGTTAAACTTTTGTTAAGGAAAAACCAGGACCACGACCCCAGAATCCAGGACCACAGGTGAATGTTGTTTGGCAACCCCTAATAATATTGCCAAGCAAAATCGTCGCTCCTTATTGTGCAGCTACAGTTCACAGCAAAGCATAAAAAAACCCCACATTTCTGCGGGGTTTGTATTACCAATCATCAATCACTAACTTTCAGCAACCAATAAAGTTTTGTATTCTTTTTCGGTCAAATGTCTAACCACATCTCTATTCGTTTTTCTTTGGTTCATTGGTTTAATCATAATACAATCGCCCTGTCTTACAATCTTATCAATGTTACCTTCTTCAACATCAGTTTGAATAGTCCAAGCGATAGCCTGAATTGCGTTTACATTTTCTGGTTTGAAATCCCACCTATTCTCATTATTAGTTCTATACACATCTTGCAAATCAACCCAAATCATATACTCTCTATCAGTACTGGTGTCCTTAAACTTTACAAAGTGAGAGTCTTGCATTTTCTGCCAAGAATTTTGTAACCCTTTACTGAAATATGAGCCATCAACTTGATAAAGTTCGTAGGTGTCGTTGAACTTTTTAGTTACCAACTCCCCTTTATCAGTTACCCAAGTCGTTGTTTTTTTAAGTGTTTTACTATTCAACAATTTAGGTTTGATTTCCTTTACCAATCTTTCCAATCCCAAACATACCATAGCGACACGCCTTTGTTCCAAGTTTGGTAACTCAGCTATCTCTCTAAATGTTAAGGGTTCAATGTCGTCCCAAATATCCTCTAATTGTTTGAAAGGACAAACATCATTTTTAAGTTTTAACAAACGACAACCAGTGTCATACCCGAACTCTTGATTTTCTATTATTATTTTCATTTTAATTGATTTTAATGTATTACTTAATCTTCGCTATCTCTATAAACCACCATAGATTTATTTACAATTAACGATAGTTTGTTTCCGTTGATAGTGATTTCTTCCAAATTGTCGCCATCATTTGTTGTAAAGGTATAGTATTCTTCCAACTCACCCTCAACATCTTTTGGTTCAAATTCTTGGGCTTCATCTTGTATCAATGTTTCTAACTTACTAACAATCCCCTCATCTTCATCGCTAAGTATTACATCTCGTTTGTAATTAACACTAATGTCGCCGTCGCCTCCGTTAATGTTTGAAACATTATCTTTAAGGAACTTAACCATTTTGGTAGTTAAATTGACTTGTATTACTTCGGTGTGTCTTTCACTCCACTCACTTTGAGCATTCTTTGAATAATTAAAGTATGGCTCATCAGCCTCATCTTCCAAAGTGATTTCAACATTACCACTTTCCCCAATGTAATGTCCGTCAGAAGCTTCATAAAAATCAACTTGATTGAATACTTCGTGGTCAAAGTAGTTTTTTAATTCATCACACTCAACTTCAACAACTGCGGGTTGATTTTTACCTTTCTTGTCGTTTGTTTTATAGAATGTAAAGTGGTAGTCGTTCATACTATCGCCACCACAACTAAATTCCATTGAGCAACTTGTAATACCAAGTTTTTTCCAGAGTAACATTTCTGGTGTCAGTTTTAAGTCATCAGTTTGCATAATCGTGTATTTTTTGATTTAATTGTTTAACAATTTCGTAAGCTTCAGGGTTATCAACTTCCTTTACTCCATTATTCATCCAGGGTTGAACTTCCAAGTGTTTAAGGTAGTCCTGCGGTGTCGGTACGAACTTCATACGAAAGTCCTCAGCAATATGTAACATCGCAATATCAACTACATCAACACTCTTTCCGTCGCTATTAGTTATATTGTAACCAAAGATTTTTGGTATAATATGATAAGCGAACCAAGTGTTATGTGTCATAAGACGAGCACTATTATTGTTCATTGTAGCCTTCGGACTATCAATAACTTCGTGTATAGGTAGATAATCTTCCACCTTACCACCCCAGCGTTTAACACTGGATTTAGAATGAATTAAAGGATTTGCCATTTTAGCTTGATTTTAATTGTGATTGAATTAGTCCCAGACTTGTGAAACAGACCTTTTGAAAGGGTTATACTCAACTTGCTTCCCCATTACCCACTCCCCTTTTTCAATTTTGAGAGTTTGGTGTTCCCCAAAACTTCCGTCAGGTTGTTCGTGTTTAAGGTCGCTGTCTTGTTTAACCGATACGCCTGTAAATTCGGTTTTTTCATCAATTTGAAACTCACCATATAAGGTGTGTTGATTTGCTCCTTCCCCTTTTAGTAGGGTGTGTTTTTTGAGATTTTTTTTCTTTGACATAATTTTTAATTTTAGAATACAAATATACAACTTATTTTATTATACTTCCAAATTTATTTTGTTAAGATTTTGTTAAAGGAATTAACAACCTGATTTCCCGTCTGCATCCTGAGAAAATTGTTTGGCAACTGCCAAGCAAAATTCGTAATCCCGCGCACGGTGGAGAGTAGTAGGAATAAAAAAAGGAGTGTCTAAAAAGACACCCCTTCCCATTTTACAACTAAACACAAATAACCTAATCAAATAATAACATTTATTTTTTAAAAAAACAAGTTTTTAGAAAATTATTTTGGTCCCAAATATTCTTTTGGTTCTTCCTTTATTAAGGTTTGAGAATATTCCACTTCATTTAATGTGTCCACATGTTGTTGTCCACGAAAACGATTTTGTTCTTTCCGTATTACAACTTGGTGTGAACCGATAGGAACCCAACCTTCTTTGATAAGTTCGTTTACTTCTCTCGTTAAACCATTCGGTGAATTCGAGTCAATTACTTTATATTGTGTCATACACTTTGAGTTATAAGGTTTTGATAATCATTTTGAATTATGTCAAAGTTAACACGATAAAGTTTCAAAAGAACTTTATTTGTATTGATTAACATATCATTAACGATAGTTTTATTCAGGGACGAGTATATTCTTTTATCAAACGAGTACACTTCTACTCCACCAAAACCATGCAGTTCAAATTTAACTTTTACAAAGTTCTCACTCCACTCACGGAATGTTAAAATTTCTTCGTTCATATGTCTTACATTAAAGATTTAAAAATAAATGTCCACAAAGTTATTGCTATCACTATCATTACAAAATAAGTAATTAGTGCCGTCCAATTCCATTTTCTCATAAGCTTGAAATTAATTGTTTTCTTTTATTAACATAATCACCCAACCTTTTGATAAAGTTTTCTGCTGATTTCTTTGTACTGAAATATGCAAAGAATTGACAATACTCACTATCCTCACTAGTTTTATCGGATAAAACTTTATTTTCTTTTAATCTATCAACCACATCATAATTGCTTTCACAATTTTGAAAGGTTTCAAGACCACGCAGGTCAGCGGTTACAGTCCACTTATTGTCCCATTCATATTTAACGGGAATTAGTTTGTCGATTGTGTATGACATATATTTTGGTTTTTGATTTCTTCGATATGTTCTTCGATTACACTCATAAACGGAGTGAAGTCAAGTCCATAATAAGCTTCAGTTGTATCTCTCCAACCGAGTTCTTGAAATTTTTTATCTAGTTCGTTCATAATGTAAAAGTATAAAAGAATTTAAGTTATACCAAATAATTGGTGTTAAAGGTTTGTTAAGGTGTTATATGTCAATATGAATATCAAAGTACCCACTAATATCACTAACAAATCCAGGTGAACACGGACACATACTACAACCACAATTTTTATTCCAACTCCATTTTGCATCTTTCAGTTGTTCGTAATAGTCAGGGTATTTCTTTTTAATCTTTTCCATTACCATTGGTATAACTTCTTTTTTATACACTTGATAAGGTCTTGACCTACGATTTAATAAATTATCTATTATGGTTTCATCTGCCACCCACACATACAATTTATTTTTGTATTTCTGTGGTTCACCCTTACGATAGTACTCTTTTGTAATTGATAATGATTTAATTTTCATTTTGATTAATTTAGAATACAAATATACAACCTCATTTATTATATACCAAATTTAATTTGTTAAAAATGTGCTAAAGGATTTTAGAGGAGATGTGATTCTGGG